GTCACGTGACGCGCCCTATATGGCCCCTACCCCCCACCCCTTGACAAAACCTTTACTTTGGGCTTTACCTTTCGGTCGCCCTTCGGTTGCCCTCGATGGCTCCTCGAGTCCCGCCCTCGCTGGTGTTGCAGCTCACGTGCTCAGGACCGCGGTAGGTGGTGCGGTCAGGGGTGTGGCCAAGGTGCCATGAGGTGCCAGTGATGCGTTGTTCACAGCTTGCACATCGCACGATCTCGCCTCGGTTGATTCGTGCTTGCCATGACCGACGCAATGCCTGGTGCCTAGCCCCATACCCGCGCTGTGCAGTGGTGCCTCGCATGGCTTCGTACTCGGCCAGGTGTTCGGGGCAGTAGCGCTCACCGGCTCTGATGATGGCTGGGCAGCCTGGCTTCGGGCATGTGCGACTGGCACCCATCAGTCCGTCTCACCCTGTTGTGCCACCCAGTCGTCGTGCTCGCTGACCAGCACGCATGCACCGGGCTTGCACGTACAGGTGGTGCAGTCGCCGTCTTCGCATCGTTGACACATGGCGGCTCCCTTGGTTAGTCCCCGCCCACGCGCTCACCTGCCGGGTTCGTGTCCTTGGTGCAGGGGTTGTGGATGCGGGAAGATGTGGCCCGTCGCGGAATAGCCCACGAGCACTAGACGCCTAAGCCGGTCGTCGCGGCTGGGGCTACCAGTGCGAATCGGCGGTGTCAGGTTCAGCGTCCAGCCTTATCCGCATGGCACTCGGTAGCGAGTCGAGCCAACACGCGGGAAGATGTGGCCCTATATCGTTCGGCCAGTCGCGCCGGTGAGCCGATTTCAACGGCCTCGTATCAGCGGTGGCCCCGGACGCAGGCCACATGGAAGTTGGTGGGGCAGTTTGTGCGACGTGCCTAGGTCGTGCCGCTGCCTCGTGCGCTCCGTCTGGGCATTCCCTGGCGGCGAGGTGAGCAGGTCTGAAACGCACAAACCCGCCTAGCACTTGGCTGGCGGGGCTTCGAGGACAAATGTCCTACGTTAGAAATCTAGGCGAGACACGGCTCAATGTCAAACACCTCGATCAGCGCGTCCTCTGGCCATAGGTATCCGCCGCTTTTGGTCCTTGCCACCGGCCTCACGTCTACGTCGGCAGCCCATCGCCTCACGGCCTTGCGAACCGACTCGTGCCTGCCCTCACCTGAGATCAGCCCACGCGACACGAGTGATGCGGCGAGGTCGTCGGTCGTCCAGTAGCGAATTCCCTGATGATAGACCACGCGACCCTCCGGCGTTTAACGGCTCAGCACTTCACGGCCGTAGTCTACCGGATCACCCAAGCATTACGCGGCCCTCCACTCCTTCAACTCCTCGTGACACGTCGTCCCGTTCATTCTCGCCCATGCGGTGGCCCTTGCTAGCTCGACACCCGTAACGATGTGGCGATTGTCCGCTTTGCACGTCAGCGGTGGCCACGACGCTGGATCCGCGATGTTCATGAACCACCGTCCGTCTGGGTCGATGCGCATCTGATAGTTGCCGCCGCACTCGGGCTCTGCGCACTTCATGGGGTCGCGTCGACTTGCGCCCTCGTCTACCCGGTTCGGAACGTTGATCACACGAGTTCCGTACGGGTAGGCCACTGAGCGCACATGCCTCGCCAGCGTCGCGCACTCCTTCGCGAAGTCTTGGCCGGCGCGATCATCCTGGGGCGCAAACACTCCGATAAAGCGGCGGGCCACCGTAGCGAAAATGTCATCGTCGAGCAGGACAGACAGGTTCTCGCCCGTCTCCCAGTGAACGCGGTCGGCCAGGTACATCGCGAATGCGTGCACATCGCTCAGCGCCTCGGACACAGACTCGCGGATGGGCAAGGGCCGCTCCTTGGATCCAGACACGCGCTCTGCCGCACTGTTGCCGTTGCGCCCCAATCCGTATATCAGGTCCGGGAACATCGTGGCGATCGCGGACAGGTGTCGCTGTGCGGTTACCGCGGCGTGTTCGTCCGGTCGTTGCTCATTCATGCTCGCTCCTCAGGGTGTGGCGCGACGTGGAATCCGATGGGTGGTTGCCCGGCGGATCGTTCGGTGCTGGTGGACAGGTCGGTCTCGCGGTCGGGTTCTGGTTTTGGTGGTTCGCGGCGGATGTCGAGGCTGAGCGCTAGGCGGATCTTCATGCGTCCCTCTCGTGTTCTGGCGTCTGAGTGCCGTTGGTGGTGTGAGATGGGTCACAGGGGCTTGACGGGCTGTTATCGCGCCCTGTGGCCGTTTCCGCTCGCTTTTGGGGCATGTGGGGCGGCTCGCTCAGTCGTTGGGCGCTCATTCGTCTCCCTTAGCGGGTTGGTTGTGCGCGCCGTCTCTGATGGCCTGGGCTAGGGCGTGTAGTGCATCGCCCGCCTCACGCATCTCGAATAGGTCGACGTACCAGGCCTTCGCCTCAGCCAGATCCGCAATCGTTGCCCGCTCCAATGCGACCGCGTGGGCTACGTCGGTTGGCGTGGCGAGGTTTTCTGCGATCCACTTCTCGCAGCTAGCCTCGTTTGCGAACCATATTTCGATCGACGGAAGAATTCCCGTGAATGTTTCCAGGCACGGTTGCCACTTGTGTGACGTGGTTTCGGACTCGTCAATGTCCGCGAACCAGTGCGGCAGTTGAGTGCTCATGCGTGCTCCTTAGCGGGTTGGTCATGTGCCCCGTCGAGCACTCGCTGGCAGTAGTCGGCGATGTGGTCGTCTAGGCGCTTTTCGTCGTAGGTCATGGATTCGCGGTTAGCGACGATGTAGCCACTCATGACTCACCACCGTCACGGGCGCCAGACTCGATGGGCCAGCCTTCCCCGCGAACCATTGCGCGGGCCTCGTCCTGTGTGCAGTCCCAACCGTCCGAGGTGCGCCAGTAGTCGGCCACCTCGTCGGGGTCAACTGGCGGTGGGGTGGTGAACGTGAAGTCAAACGGGAAGGCAACCACCTCGACTAGCCAAGCAACCCACGCGGCCCGCTCCAATGCCACGGCGTGCGCAGTATCGATGTCGTGTGCGACGAGCCAGTCGAACATGACGCCCAGGCAGTCTTGGCATGACGGCAGGCCATCGGGGCTTTTCCCAGTGAGGTCAGCGCCACAGATTGCGTCGCCCTTGAACGTGACGTGTGCCTTGGTGGTCATGAGTCCCGGTCCTCTCGGGGGAGGGTAAGGCTCAGGCCGTCTCGGGCGAATAGTCCCTTAAGGTCGGCCATTGGTATGTCGGATACTGAAACCCAGCACTTGCATGGAGAATTCATTGAGTCCATGCCGCCACAGTCAGCGCATCGCTTAGGGGGGCAGTTGCCGCATTGCTGGGCGAACGGCACATCGTCTGGAAGCGGAAAGTAGCACCCTTGGCACTTGCTCACGACTCACCACCGTGAAGCGCTGTAATCATGAATCTCATGTCTAGCGCAGACTTGGCGCGTATCTCTTGTTCACGCCGGTATCGTCGCGGCCATTGTTTGTTGACCTTGCACCTCTCGCCGGACTCAATCTCCGCATCGAGCCAAACGATAATGTCGTGAACGGCTTTTTTGGCAGTCTCGGATACGGCGAGTGCTTTGCGTAGGTCAGCGACGTCGGTAGCGCTCAACGTCATACCCGTGGTCAGCAAGTGGTCGAGCATCCGAATGCGACCTGGTGACAACTTTTTGGCCTCGGTGGTGAGTGGGTTAGTCATGCGAGGCTCCACCACAGGCCACGGGTGATGTACCCATGCCAAGAGGTCGTGCCGTCGGGCGTCCGATGGTTGACCAGGATGCTGTTCGACGACCCGTCACCAGGCTTCACGCTGATCGACCCGTCGTCTTCCTCGCGGACCGTGTGATTGCCCAGGTTTCCGCTTAGCCCGTTGGGCGTCTTGACGTACCACGTCGTGCCCGTGAGGTTCGATGCTGGCGGGATGCCGGGGAAGTTCAGGACCTTCACGTAGTCACCAGGCTCCATGCGGGGAATGATGTTGGTTGCCCCCTCACTCACGTCAACGTTTGGCAGACGCCGTCCCTGGATCTCGTCGGTGCGCTTCACTTCGTCACCTCGATGCCGTGGTGGATGGCAAGTTGGGCAATGTCACCAAGCACCATGCACTCGGGGTGCAAGCAGGCGAGGCACGGCGGGGTCTTTCCCACCAACGCCAGCACGTCCCGCGCGAACGCGGCGAGGGCTGGCAGGTCGGCTGGGTTGATGGTGCTCATAGTTCAAACTCCAGTTCCACCGAGCGGCCCGGTCGGCGTCCGTAAGGCGACTCAGCGTGGGTCCAGGTCGCCTGCCACCCTGAGGGTTGATTGCCTGTGATTCGGCCATCGGGCCAGACGATGGTTGCGCCGTGGGACTTGGCTAGTCGCTCCATGAGCGCTAAACGCCAAACTGTGATCTTCATGACATTCCTCGTTTCTGTCGGATGGTTTCTTTGCGTGCTGCCAGTTGCCGCCTTCGTTCGGTGGCTTCCTGAGATTCGATCGCTGACCTGTGTTGCGCCTCGGTCATCACGTCAGAGCTCGGATCGCGACCGACGACGATCCAGCCGATCGGCATTCCGGCGATCTTGCGACGCTTGACTGTGGTGGCGGTTGTCATGGGTCGGTGCATGATGACCTCGCGACCGGCGATCACCTTGGGCACGCCGGTCTTGGCGTTGATCTTCGGTCCGCACGGGCAATCGACGGACTCAACGTGTCCGGTCATTGCGCCCGCTCCTGTGCCCGCGATGCGACCTCCTGGGGTGTCATGCCCCGCGACGTGTCGGCCATGATCTGCTTGAGGTTGATGTCCGTGACGTTGGTGCCGGTGCGCTCAATCTGGCGGGCATATCGTTCCGCCGTCTGAATGTTGCGACCGCGGACCTTGCGAAGTTCGGTCAGCACGGTGCGGGTCGAGATCCACTGCTGCTTATCCTCGCTCTGCTCGCATAGAGCCCTGGCGACTTCCATGAGCTCGCCGTCCTCAGCCATTGGGAGTGCGCTGCCGATGACTTCCATCCACACGGGGATCTCTTCCTCGTTAATCGAGATCACCTTGGACGATTCCATAACGAATAGCGCTTTGATCATTCCGTTTAGCGTGATCACGATGCCTCGATTCCTAAGGGGTTGCCATTGTCTACTTCGCTGGACCTTGCCGCGATGCCCTGCCATTTGTTGGTGAAGCGCTGCTGTGACTTGCTTGGCCCGACGTTGGTGGACTGTTGGACGGGCATGGGTTCGTCGTCCCAGCCGTCACGCTCAAGCCATGTCGTCGGATGGGGCACGAACTTCGGCTCGGGAAGGTTCGGGTCGTTGGCTAGGTCACGTGCGCCGTCGATGATGGTTTGCTCACTTGCGCGTTTGGTTGCAGTCGTATATTTCGTGGCCGCTTTTGCTTTGCCTACCTTGCGGGGGTACAGCGCCCAGAACTCGTCGAAGCGTGATGGCGGTGGCTTGCGCTCGACCGCAGGTTGAGCAAGGTTGTTGTCTGTTGCCTTATGGCTTTTGGGGGTAGGGGGTAGGGGGTAGGGGGAATGTGCGTGCGCGCGCGTGGAGGGTATCGGATACCCTTCCCGATACCCTTCCGATAGGGTATCTGCGGCGAAATCTGCGCGAAGATTCTCCACTATTTCCGCGACGATCTGCCTGGTAGATGGGTGGTCACCATTCGCACCGCCCGGATTGTCGCTTAATTCGTGGAGCGGGAGCCGGTCGAGCTCGACAGCGAACGCGGCGCGGAGGTGCGGAGACTCGATTAGTCGCGCATCTTCGCGCATTCTGATCATCACCTTGGGCTGCCTCCACACGCCGTCGTTGCGTACCATCGTCCGAATTAGCACCTCTTCGGTGTCCTGATCGACGACAACGAACCGTGTATCTGCGAGCGTTTCGAGTGCAGCCATGATGGAGCGCGACGATCCTCCGCTAACTTTCTTGCCCCATCTACGCTCCCGCAGTGGGAGCAATCCGGCGTGTGATAGGTCCGGCTGGGAGAGGAGGAATAGGTACAGCCGCTGTGGCTCGGAGTTGAGATCGAGGAAGTCGGGGTCTGTCCAGATTGTTGACGCGATGCGCCCGTATGCCCTAGCCATTACGCGTCACCTGCATCGGCTCGCGGCTCGGGATTTGGTCGGGTATGATTTCGCATAGCCCCTCCTTTGTGGGGGTTAGGTCCCAGCAGAGGTGTTTCCGCACCTATGACGCTGGGGCCGTTTTTATGTGTCCCCTTATTGTCCCATATAACGGCGCCAATATCACGTGAATTACGCATCTGTGGACACCTCCTCAATCTCTAATCGAACGGTGTGAAAACCCCTCGGCGCTTTGGTTTCGTCGCGGCGATAATCGGGGCCGATAAGGTGCTTGCTGTCGTCGTCTCGCCAAACTCCCGCGATTGTCATGCCATCGATTAACGCTTTTAATGCAGGTGCAGCATTCCCGGCGTCCGCGACCGCGTTGGTGGCGTATCCGATGTGGGCGATCACTCGAACGGGTCGCTCGAATCGGAGGCCGGATTTGCGGCCCTCGGTGGTGCCCATCGTCCGCAATGCTTTCTTGCGCTTGTGCTCCTGCGTCCAGTGACGGAAGCGCATGTTAGAGCTGAGCCAACTCGAGTTGGGGATCGCGAACTTTAGTGTGGTCATCGCACCCTCCTCTGCACGGCGAATGCGAGTCGCCCGTCCCATGCCTGGCCGTGCGTCATGTCGGTGGCGATGGTGATGGCGGCGGCGTGGGTGTAGCAGGTGCATTGGTCGCCGTCGTACTCCACGATCCAGTGGCGGCCATCACGCCGCATCTTCCCGGCGCGCACTTTGGCACGCGGGAACCAGCCGCGCGTGTCGACAATGTAGATCGATCGCCAGTCGGTAATCACGGTCGTCCCCTATCTGGCCCAATTCCGAATAGCCTCTGGGCCCGTTCCCGTTCGCGCTTAATGTCGCGCCGTTTGGGGCACGTGTGTTTGTCCACGTTGGGCGCGATGGTTGCGTGGCACGTCGGGCAGGTGGTGGGCGTCACTTGCCATCCCTCCAGGCGTTCGCCTCGGCAATAAGTTCGCAAGCCTCGGATGAGTTGAGGGTCCGGCCAATGACACGTGTCTGACCGCATAGGCAAAATGACTCGCCAAGCCAGGGATTGTAGGTGATGGTCACGTGCATGTGGTCTGTGCACCAGGGCGCCCAGATGCTCACGGCCTCGGGGAATAGTCCAGCGTTCTCGGCTACCACAGCGACTCCTTGGGCGGCTCAACGGGGGCGCATCCGATGCACACGCCGTCGAAGATGAACCGTGATGGCTTGCCACAAGTGATGCAGTGCTGCGTGTGCGACGGGTGCCGATAGCCGCATATCTCGCAGTCGATGATGGGGATGCCGGTTTGCGTGGTCTCACTCATCGCGCACCTGCTCCCACACGAGCGCCTCGAAGTGAGGCGCCATCCTTCGGAGCCCCAGGGCGCCCCTGTATGGGACCGGGGTGGTGAGTACCTGGGGGTTGCGGAGCATGATGTGGTAGACGTTGTCCTCTTCGGCCCACGGGGAGCACGGTCCCTCGGCGACAAATGTGCCCGGCAGGATCTCGGCATCGGTTAGGCAGTCGGACGCATGGTGAACGTTCCACAGGTCGACCACGCCGATGATGTGGCCTGTGATGTGTCGCTTATCGAACGGCCACAGGTCCGGGTGTCGCCAGTCAAAGTTCGCGCCGGTTAATGCCGCATGGATCGCGACCGGCCCACGATATGAGCCCGCAATATTGCGTACCCGGTTCTCAACATCTTTCTGGCCATGGATTATTGCCCATGCCCACGGTTGGCGCACCGTCAGAACCCTTAGTGGCTCACTCATCGCGGTCACCGTCTAGGGTCTCGCGGGTGGGGCAGGGATAGTCACACATGCACTCGCGGCACGTGGGCAGACCCGGTGCGTCGAATACGCGACCGTGCAACTCACGCACCCGCTCCACCGCGACGAGGGCGTCGAGCATGGCCGGGGCGTTGTTCACTAAGTACGCGATGAGGTTGGCGTCGGCAGACTTAATGTTGATGCCGGATGCGTCATAACCAAAGGCGCTCAGGACGTTCGTGTCCGGGCTTATCGACCCGTCATCCCAGGCTGGCAACTTCGCAACGGTCTCTAGGTCTGGCCCGTGGTCGCACCATTCGCTGTCATGCGGGCAGACGTGAGGCTCGTCGTCAAACGAGTCACCTACCCATTCCCACGGCCCCGGTGTCGCCGCCGCCAGTAGCGCGCGGCCTTCGGTTGTGTCACTCACCATGACGGCCCCTCTTCCTGAACCGGCGCCGATGCCCACGGGTCATTCGCGGCCGGTGCGGGTGACTGTGTGATCGTGTTGCTCATGCGATGTTCTCCTTGGTGGTGGTCGTGTCGGGCTTCTGTCGCAGCGTCCACACGGCGCCCTGACCGTTGCGCCTAAATGACAGGCTCAGGTCGCCGCGTCCGGTGCGCTTGAGCCAGCGGGTGCCTGCCTGTTGTGCAGTCGCGAGCTCGCGTTTGGTGAAGTCGCGTGCGGGTACTTGCGAGTCGAATGGGTCGTCACAGTTGACGAGCGTGTATGCGATGCGTTCGCCCGGCGTGCGCGGCGTGACGGGGGTGACGGCCCGCGCTTTGGGCGTTCGCTTTTCGATGCTCCCGATGTTCACGGTTTTCCTCCTGGGTGGTCTTGGTTCGGTGAACGTCTTGCCGCTCTCGGCTGCCCGGACGATTGTCCGGATGCGTTCGTATGGGCGTCGGTTGCTGTGGTGGGCGGCTGGGTTCAGTGACGATTGGATGGTTGCGCGGCGTGTCATTCCTCGCCCCTCTCTTCCCACGCCCGGTCGCAGATGCAGTCGAGTGGGTCACGTCCGCAGCGGCAGAGGTGGCCGCATTGGCACGGGTCGCCTTCGCACGAGTAGCAGTCACCCATTTCGCAGGGGTCACATTTATGCATTGGCTGGCTCCTTAATGAACGAGATCCAGTGCGTCTTTGAGAGCCGTCCAGACCGGTGTCCATAGAGCGGTTTTTCGGGAGTTAGCGCCAGAACGTCAGCCACCGGGATTTGGTCCTCGTTCCACTTGAAGACGAGGGTCCCGCCTGGCTTGAGCACTCGGAAGCATTCGGCGAATCCGGCCTCGAGGTCGTCTTTCCATGACGTCGCGAGGCGCCCGTACTTCTGCGCCATGAACGAGTCTTTACCGAGCCGATTGAGGTGGGGAGGATCGAACACGACATGCCAGAACGATGCGTCGCCGAATGGCAGCGATCGGAAGTCCATCACTTGATCGGGGTGGACCGTGAGTGTGCGTCCGTCGCAGAGCTCGTGAACCTCATCTCGAGCATCGCCGAACAGTGCACGCGGGTCGGTCTTGTTGAACCACATCATTCGCGACGCCGATGCTGGATCGAGTACGGGAGGTAGGGCACTCACGCCGACCCCCCAGCCATGGCCGCACACGCGTCTGCCTCAGCCTCGGCGCGGGTGGCACGTAACGGTGCGTCGGGTGTTGCGGCCCGGTAGCCGATGGTTCCGGTTGCGTGGAATCTTCCCTGAGCGCGCACCCATGACGGGTCGTGCCAGTGGGTGCAGGTTGGGCATGGGGGGTTCATGCTGCTTGCCTTTCGGTGTTTACCAATGCTCGGCGTGCGTACTTGCGGTCCTGTCGCGTGAGCCCGCCCCATGTGCCGGTTAGTGATGGGTCGGCTATTGCGTAGGCTCGGCAAGGCTCGATGACGGGACACGTCGCGCAGATTGACTTGCCGAGGTTGGGGTTCTCGCCCTTGGCCGGGAAGAACAGTTCGGGATCGGTCTGTGCGCACAGGGCGTCGAGTGTCCAGTTGTTCATGCCAGCACCTCGGCACGATCGGCACCAGCCATCCATGCGTCCACGTCAGGGCGCGGGACGATTGGTCCCCAGACGGCTGGCGTGTGGTTGAGCCAGTGGTCACCGTCGCGGCGTTCCATGCCGTACCAGCGGAGCCGGCCACACTCGCATGATGCGATGGTGAGCCAGCCTTCGATGGTGCGCAGTTCACGGCGCTGGTGGTCGAGCCTCGGGAAGCACGCGCCCCATCCCATTTGATTGCAGCCTGGGCATCGGTCCCACTTGGGCCAAGCCTGGCCGGTGCTGGTGTCGCGAACGTCCGGGTTGCCGGTGGTGGGGTTCTCGCGTGCCGTGAGCAAGTCCAGTTGCTCGAGCAGGTCGCCCATCACGCCCGCCAATCAATGCCGTGCACGAGTACGCATCGGGCGGCGTACAGTGCGGCGATGGACAGCGCGACGGTAGCCGCGGTGATGGTCAGGGCGCGGGTCATGAGGTGACTCCTGTTTTGTGGCCGCGGTTGATCTTGTTCAGCAAGGTGGTGCGCCGGGCCGTGAGTCGCGTGTATGCGATCAACTGGGCGTCCAAGTTTGCGTAGTGCTTGCGTGCCATCGCGCGCCCTGATTTGGTGCCGGTGTTCATCCACGCGGCGGCACGGTCGGCTGGCACACCGTCATCAAAGGCGAGCAACTGGGCATCCACCTTCGCGAGACGGGCCTTAAGGTCTGCCATATCTACTGGTCGGCGTGGTCGACGCAACTTCACCGGCACACTGTCGCCGATGGAGACCTCGGGCAACCCTGGATATGTCGGACGCTTGCCCTGGGCAATGGCGTCCATTGCTTCCCCGTATCCCGGCAACAGCTCAGGTGTCCACTCGATCAGCGGCTCCGAGCACCAGGCGCGGGCTTTGTTGGCGGCGGTCATGACTGCACCTCGCCGGGGATACGGCTGTCCGTGACTTCGCGGATCTTGAACGTCCAGTGGTGGTAGCGCCCAGGCTTGCCCCCGAGTGCGGCGTCGGCGAGGTTGATGGCCTCTTGTTTGGTCCTCGCGAGGACGGTAATTTGCTGCTTTCCATCCCAGTTGGTGTAGTAGTACGGGTCGTCTCGTCGGGCAACTGCCCACATCGAGAAACGGAACAGTGGCGCTTCGTTGCCAGTCATGACCGCACCTGGATTCCGGCGGCGGCTTGCTTGGCGGTCGACATTGAGTACCCATATTTGGCGGCGTATTCGCTGTAGGTCATCCCTAGTGCCTTGCGGGCCTGCTTGATGGTTTTTGCCCGATCGCGGTCACGTTCCAGTCGGCATTGGCGGCATCGTCGATCGCCGTTGGGCCAGCTCGATACCGCCCCCGGCTGGGAGACGTCATGAAGCCCCGACCTGCATCGCCCGGATAGTTCGAACCCGTTGCGGCTACGGAGTCGGTTTTGACTCGGAGTCACCGCCTCTAAGTGATGGGGGTTCACGCACTCCCTGACCCGGCACAGGTGGTCGAGTTCCAGGCCAGCGGGGATGTCGCCAATGAACAGCCGGTAAGAAACTCGGTGCGCCCTTTGGGTTTTCCCCCCAAAGGAGCAGCGCCCATAGCCGCCAGGGTCGAGCCAGCCAGTAAAAATCCAGCACCCAGTTCCTGAGTCCTTGCGAACCTTGGCCATGAGCCGCTTCTTTGTGGCCTCGCAGTATGCCAATACGCCCGAGATGTCCCCGCTCATGAGCCGACCACGATTCCGACAGTCAGCCCCAACACGACGGCGATGATGATCCAACGGGCGTTGCGGGGGTGGCGGGTTGCGTGCTTCATGACTTCTTCCCTTCTTCTGCGCGTGCCAACATGGCGGCTACAACGGTGGTGGAATAGCAGCTGCGGTCGTCCATCCAGTCGCGCGCTTTATTGGCGGCGGTGGTGGGTCGCAGGGTTGATGCCCAGGCATGGGCGATGTGGGCGGCTGAGGTGTCACGCTCGCAGAGGCGGGCGTCGGCCTCTTGTGCGACGTTGGCTAACTGCTTGGTGTGGCGTTCGTCCATCATCTTTGAGCCCTCGCGGTACAGGCTGGTCACGATGCGAGACGAATCCCGTTCGTCCTTGACCTTCCCCGCCATCTCATCCCGGCGCTCGGCTTCACGGTCCCGCTCCCACTGGCGGGCAATGAGGATGAACGCGATGGTGAGCGCCAGGACGATCTGCGCCCAACTGGCAGCGGCAGGAGACCACCAACCAGCGATGACCAGTGCGGTGCCCAGGACGAGTAGCACAGTCGTGATGCGAGGGAACGCGAGGCGGGTCATGCTGTCGCCCCAATCGCGGCGCGTGCCGTGTCTGCTGAAGCGGCGGCCGGACCCTCGAACGCTGCGAGCTCGGCCAGGATCGCCGTAGCCTCGTCGCCGGTCAGGTTCGCGGTGGTCGCATCGTCGCGGCCGGTCACGCGCTGGAGCATTGCCTTAGCCGCTTCGTTGCCGATGGCGTTAGCCGTGACGCCACGTTTGATCTGCGCGACCTGGGCTGTGGTGGCCTTGGCTGGGGCGTCGGGCGTCTCGACCGGATCATCCTCGACCACCTCGGCCTCAACCACCTCGGGTTCGGACTCCACCGGCTCGGGCGCGGCGAGCACATCGTCAGCGGTGGTGGTCTGCCTGGCCTCGACCACGGCGCCCGTCTGGTCAACCGTCGCGCCCATTTCCTCAGCGGTGTAGATGATGCCCAGCAGGCAGTCGGACGCACCCATGCGGGCCACCTCGGTGATGGCGCGAGAGCGGAGCATCGCGGCGGGGTAGTTCTTCCACACGTTCTTGCCGGCAAGTCCTGCGACCTGCGCCCGCTTGATGTCCCAGCGCACCTCGTAGGTGTACTCGGGGTCATCGGCACGGATGATCTGCGCGACAGCCTCGGTGTCATTGCCGGAGACGCGCAGCTTGTGGCCGGCACGTCTCACCAGTCCGGCGATTAGGTCGGCGCTGGCCGTCGGCTTGCCCTCCACAATGTGGATGCTGGTCAGCGCGTTCATGCGCGAGATGCCCAGCGAGTCGGCGTACTCGGCGGCCATGAGCAGGTTGCCCGGCTTGTCCCGGTACTGCTTTGGCAGCAGGTCGGCAACGGCGAGGTTGCGCGCCCAGTCGATCTTTTCGGCAGTCGATGACTGCACCATTTCCTTGCTCATGCTGTGGCCTCCATGCCGGTGTTAGTTGTTGCGTCGACCCATGCGGTCGCCGCGTCTTGCGTGCGCTCACGCTGGCGCTCGACCCAGACCGGGGCTCGCGGCACGACCAGCGCGTCGGCGTCCCAGTCGGGCCATTCGTTGCGGGCCGTGCACGCCTCGTACAGGGCGACGGCGCGGTCGACCATCGCGGATGCGTACTCGGCGTCCGTGTCCGAGAGTTGGTAGACCACGACGCGGTGAGGTTCGGCGGTGCCCACGGCGACGATGAACGGGGTCTGCGATGCCCTGCGCCCCATCGCCTCACATGCCAGCCGCTCGTACATGACCACCTGTGCGTCGTAGCCGCGCTCAAAGATCGCCTTCTCGTAGTCGGCGCGTGCGGGATCCGCGGTGGTCTTGAGATCGGCCACCGCAATGCCGCCGTCCGGCCAGTCCACGATCCGGTCGGCACGTCCGCGCACGGTCACGCCGTCCCACTCGGAGAACAGCGACGCCTCGTTGGTGCCGGGCAGTCCGTACATGAGGCGCGCGGCGCGGGTGTTGGCCTTGAGCGCGGCCTCCATTGCGTCAAGCTTGGGGATCCACGCCTCGATGACGGGGATCACACCGCGCTCGTCGCAGTCAAGCGCCCACGTCTTCGCCGCGGCGCCGCTGCCGGTCGCCCACTTGCCGGATACCTCGACCTCCATCGTGGAGCCGAGCACCCGGGCGTGGAATGCTGTGCCAATGCGCATGGCCTCGGTGACGTTGACGGGTCGCTTGAAGTCGGCGGGGCAGTCGAGCAGTTTCTTGACGCCGCTCCCGCTGAGGCCGGGCATTGCGTGGTACGTCTGCTCATCAAAGTCCAGTTCGATGCGGCTCACTTCGCACCCTCGATCAGTTTGCGCAACGTGTTGGCGCAGGACAGGAGCGTGTGGCCAGCGGTGTATGCAACGCGGGCGTCCGCTGATCTGGCCAGTGCTTCCGTGTAGTCGCCTCGCTCGCTTGCTTTCTCGCTGAGGTTCTCCGCCTGTTCGCCGATGTCCGCGTTGTCTTTGGCGAGTGCCACCCAGTCATCAACCATCGGGGTCAGGGCGAGCAGGGTGGCGGTGACGGCTTCGGCAACTAGGTCTTGGGAGTAGACCTCGCTCTTGAGTGCGCGGTGATCGCAAATGGCCTGCGTAACATCAGACCGAGCGGCCTCCACAATGGCGGTCAGGTCGGGCGCGGTCATCGGATGCTCGCCTTGACGTCTTGCCAGGGAACCTCAATGCTGGCCGCTGACAATGCGCGCTCGAATTCCCGGCGAGAGACGCTGACGGTGATTCGCTCGCCGCATCCCCCGTCTGCATGCCGGCGCTCGATTACGAGTCGAACGTTTCCGCTGGGCTGAATCTTGACGTTAATCCGGTTGAAGTTGCTCATGAGGTGGCCTCGATGCGCGTGTTGTCGTAGACGTGCCAGACGACCGTGCCCAGATGAACGCGGCCCGGCTGTTGACCAGTGGGGCGCACGTCGATCTGGCGCGTCTCGTTGGGCTCCAGGGCGTTGACCTCAGCCCAGATGAACAGGAGAGCGCCGCCGTCAGCGATTGGCTGAATGTCGACGTGGATGATGCGCGCACCTCGCGGCAGGTCCACCTGATTGCGGAGTCCCTTTAGCGGGAACTTGTAAATCTTCCACGGGGTCATCACGCCACCTCGCCATGCACGTGAGCGGCGAGTGCGGGCATGTCGGCGACGCGGTAGGTGGACAGCCAGCGGTTGCCATTACGATTCTTACTGTCCAGCGACCGCCTCGGCTGTCCGTGGGAAACGAGGATGCCGCTTGCCACGAGACCCGATGTGATGCCGCCGCGCATGTGTTCGTCCACCCAGGGGGGCAACAGTGGTCGCACCCATGAGGCGTGAACCAGTCCGTCATGCTCGACGGCGGCGCGGTAGATGGCTTGCAGTACGGCGCGACGGTGCAGCGATCTTGCGGGCGACGTGTCAGCGTTGACCTGATCGACCAGCGACCAGTCCTCGGTCTCGGTGGTGGTCACGATGCGACCTCCTTTTCTTTGAGCAGGTGCGCCCAGCGGCGCCCGGAGACAATTGCCCCGACCGTGCCGGCCTTAACTCCGAATGACTGCGCAAGCGCATCCGTTTTCTCGCCGCCCGCGTAGCGACGCCGCATGTCAACCACCTGCGAATCTCTCAAGATGGACGTGGGAGACAGCTGCCCCTTGAGGCGAGATTGGCGGCCTCGCGCGACCTTGTCGTCCATGTTGTCCTGGTGCGTTCCGGCGACCAGATGCCGAGGATTGCCGCACTTTCGGTTGTCGCAGGCGTGCCGGACCATGAGTCCTGCTGGCACTGAACCGTTGGCCTCTTCATATGCCCAGACGTGCACCGCCTTGGTGGCCCCGGCAATCTTCATGCGCCCATATCCGGTTCGGTTCACGCCGCCCGTAAAGGGCCAGCATGATTCCGGACCCCCAGAGCGATCTAGGACAATGACCAGGCGATCCGAAACCGTCGCGCCCCTTGGGCACATTCGGCGAGCCAAGAGCGGGTCGCCATGGCGCTTCCACCGGTTGTAGTGAAGGTGGCAGTACCCCTTGGCGGCTGGCGCGATTCCGCACTCTTCGACCATGCATGTACTCATCGGGAGACCACCTCCCCGTCCTCGATGATGATCGAGGACGGGGAGGCGTCATCCACCCTCTCAACAATCACCTGATAGTCCTGAGCCGCGGCCATGTCAGCGATTGCTTGCATGGAGTCGGCGTCGAGCAGGGAGCCGTCGAAGATGCGGATGACGCGCAGCTTCGGGTTCAGTGCCATCGCCATCCCCATCGAAACGATGGCCTGTTCAGCGGATGATGCTTGCGAGAACGGGACGCCGTTGTAGGTCACGCCGTCGTCAGTGAAGCCCAGGCCATCGACGGGGAACTTTGCGGCGGCGAGTGCCTTGGACTTCTGCGAGTCGAGTGCGTCGATCTTGGTGGTGCGCGCCTCGTATTCCTTGACCAGTGCGGCCTTGGACTTCCCCATGATGCGGTGCTCGTTGTTAGTGCGGATGGCGGCGTTCTTTGCTTCCACACCTTCGAGGTCGGATTCGAGGGCCGTGATGTCAGGCACTGCGGGAAGCGCGGCGCACGCCTCGGTGCGAGTCTCGAACGTGGACTTCCAGTTCTTGAGGTCTGCCTCTAGTTCGGCGATCTGCGCCTTAATGTCGGTGACCTTCTGGGATGCGAAGGAAATGCCGTTGTCGAATTCGCGACGGTTGCGCTCGATCTCCTGCGACTCGCGAATCTTGGTCAGCAGTGACGACGCCGAGACCTCGTCGTCAGGTAGCGCCTTGTCCACGGCGGGCACATCGCCCAGCGCCTTGCCCTGGCGACCCAGTTCGGTGCGCTCGGCATAGAGGAACTCACGGTCTGCGTCTAGCGCGTCGAGGTCAACGTCGAGGTCGACCAACTCAAGCAGTGCGGCGACCTGCTCACGGTCGGACAGGCGGGTGAACGCGAGCGGGTCAAACGACAGTCTGCCCACGAGATCGTCAAGCATCTTCTGCGGACTCGTGTACTTTGCACCCTCGGCACTCGTGACCGTGAGGCTGGTCTTGTCGCCCTTCCACGTGCGGGTGACTACTAGGTCGCCCAGGTCAACCCTGACGGACGCCGTGTCTTCACCATCACGGACGGGCTTAGCGGTCTCGCGCATTGCGGCACCACCGCCCAGCGCAAGCCAAATGGAATCGAGCACGCTGGTCTTGCCCTGAGCGTTACGCCCCGAGACAACCTGCAAGGTGCCGTCCGGTTCAATGTAGACGGCCTTGAGCCGCTTGATGTTTGAGGCAGATAGGCTAATGATTTTCATGGTTGGTCCCTCCAGACCTAGTTATGCGTTGCGTATGGTGATGTGCTCGGGGTTGAGCGGGACGTCGTCGACGGGGCACTTAAGCCCGACGCCGGTTTGCAGTGAGGTGGCAATGACCTGCTCCAACTGCTCGACGTGGGCGGTGCACATGAGGCCGCTGTGGCCGCACTCGTAGTCCACGAAGCAAGCGGCGGGGGAGTCGCAGATGCGGCACTTCGCCAGCACGTCGAACGCTCCCTCTAATTCCAGATCGAAAACCTGCTCGGGGATCGTGGCGGTCATGAGGTCACACCGCGACGGTCGGCGAGCGCTTCGTGACCGTGCATGCCATTGTGAATAGCCGCAGAGTTGACGGCGAGCGTGTAGGACGTGGGTCCGATGAAGTACTCACTGGGGTCGCCGGTGGTCACGATGTACGCACCGTCGTAGTGGCGAACCTCTGCACGGATGGTCGGGTCCAGGACGCGGCGCTCCCAGTGGTCGCCGGTGGTCATCGCGCCTCCACCTCAACGCCGATCTCTTCCAGCCAGGTGTCGCCGCTCATGATGCCTCCACCTCAACGCCGATCTCTTCCAGCCACTCGGGCTGGAGGCGACCGTTCGACCGGATCAGCGCCGGGCACGTGTCGCCTGCGGGGTCACCAAGTCCGAGCACGTGGAGTTCCTGTTGCAACGTGGACAGCAACACCCGTGAGCGAGCGGCGTTGCCCTCCTGTTGTGCGGTGCGCAAAGCCTGGGCTAGTGCGGTGATGAGGTCGAGGTCACTCATGCCCGCATCGGCATTGTGGATGCGCACGGTGGTGGTCATCGCTTGCCGCCGTTCGCCTTGCGTGACCGAGCGGTCAGCGCGATCTCCGGCTCGGGCGCGACACGGGTCTGCTCGACGTACTCCTGCACGTTCGCCTCGGTGAAGCGCAGGAACCTGCCGACGCGGTGACGGGGGAGCGAGCGCGAGTGTCTGCGCACCCAGTCCTCTTTCTCGCCGATCTGCTCAGCGAACCAAGCGGCGCCGTGGAATACGGGGGCGGTCATGAGGCCACCCGCCTTGCGCCGGGGGTTTCTTGCCCCTCCCCGGCGTCGAGCCTTCTCCTTCTCTCGGCTGCGGCCACCACTTCCGACGCGGTCGTGCCAAGCAGGCGGGCGATCCGGTCAAGAAGCGTCGACGCGAATGGGACAGATCCATTTACGCGAGCCGAGAGGTACTTTCTCCTTACGACGAGTGCCTCCGCGGCACTCGTCACAGTTACACCACGCGTAACTGCGATGCGGGCCTTGATTTCGTCTGAGACGAAAGAGTCGAGCCCGCTGGACTCATTTGGTTCCGTGTTCATAAGACGATAGTGGACCCAAATAGATCCACTTGTCAAGTCACGTAGCCAAATTGGTTGTAAATGGGTACATTGGAGGCATGGCTAAGCACCCGAAAGACCACAGCGCACTCGACATCGCCCTCAGTGACGTGCTGAAGGAACTGCTCGACGCGTCCCCACTATCACTACGCGGAGCGGCGAAAGCCGCTGGCATGTCCCACAATCGACTGGGAAAAATCACCCGACACGACACCCCGCCAGCATCACCGGGTGAAATTGACCACATCGCGAAGGTGTTCGGCACCACTGCGTCGGCAGTCTTTGCCGCTGCCGAACTGCGATTAGTGAGTAGTGATGGGTACGCCCTCGCCGCCAGCGACCCCCGCGCCGACGAGACGAGCGCGGATGGTAACGACGCGGCGGCAGAGGACGGCCAGAGCGTGTAACCGTGTCGGTGGGCGACGATAGAACTGAGGCATGGATTTACTCATTGGGCGCGCTGAGGCGCTCGGACTGAGGGTCGTCTTCTGCGATCTCGGTAAGTTCCACGGCCAAGTCCATTCGTCGGGCGTCGTCTATGTCAACCATGGCCGTACGGATCTGAGGCAGCGTGTCACGCTTGCTCACGAGATGGGGCACTGGCATCACGGCCACGACTGGTCACGCGACCACAACGTGGCTCACGATGAACGCCAGGCGGACCAGTACGCTGCGCGGTTGCTCATTGGGGCCGATGCCTACGCGGTGGCTGAGGATCTATGCGGCACCCATCCTGGCGCGCTGGCCCGTGAGCTCGGGGTCACCCGGCGCCTGGTCGAACTCAGGCGTGAGGACTTCGCGCGTGAGGTGCTCATCTTTGCCGTGGTGGATGAGTGGTGCACGGCCTAGCCCTCGATCTGCGGAAGCGATGACCTGAGCGCGTTCGCCATGCCGATTCCCGCAGCCATCGCCTGCTTGGGTTCGAGATGGCTATAGCGGTCGATGGTGGTCTTGATGGATTCGTGCCCGAGCATGTCCTGCACGGAGATGAGGGGGACACCTTCGCGCACGGCCCACGATGCCGCCGAATGTCTGAGATCGTGAACACGTGGACGCTTACCTAGTCGCAACTCTTTGGGCGCTGGGTCGAGCCAGGGGCGCCCGGCTGTGGGGTCGTAGCCCTTTGCCCTGGATCTCGTGCGCGCCGATTCATAGACCTGGCCGTTGGCAGCGGCGACGGCGGGTTGCCACACGAACTCGTGGAAGTGTCCCGCGCCGCGCCAGGGCTTGCCGGTGGGCGAGGTGAACACGAACGCGCCAGGCTCTGCGCCATTGGTGCCAGCGTCGAGAATGTCTGCCACCTCGCCGTCAATGTAGATGGTGCGCAGCGACCGCTTGGTCTTAGGCGCACCGAGCTCCACGCCGGACGCGGACTCTTTCCATGCGCGTGAGACGGTGAGCATTCGGCGTGAGCGATCCCAGTCCCCGGCCTGAAGTGCGGTTGCCTCGCCCCACCGCAGTCCGGTGCCTACCAGCGTGGTGACCAGGCCGCGTTCACTGGGGCGTATGTGTGCGAGCAGGATCGCGAACTCGTCAGGGGTGAGGAACACCATGCGCCCACTAGTGCCGTCTGGGAGTCCACGCTTGACGCAGGGGGTGCGCAGGATCAGGCCTTCTTCCACGGCGTGCTTCATTGCGCCCGCGAGGAATCCGTGTTTGTTGCGGATGGTCTTGCCGGACGATCCGGCGTCGGACATGGCGAGCACCCAGCGCGCCACCATGTCGCGGGTGATGGAGTCGAGGGGCAGGTCGCTCATGGTGGTCATGTCGTTCAGGAGGATGCGCCGATATCTTGCGCGCGTGCCGGTCGACGCCTTGGTGAGAGTGGCGATGTGATGCTCGCACCATTCGCCCAGTGTGGGGGTCTCGTCATTGCGGCCGTCGCGTTCGGCGATCACGTCAAGGGCGCGCTCGACTCCAACGCGATCCATGAGTGCGGCCATTTTGTCGGCGGCGCGCAGGGTGGTGAACGTCTTGGACTCCTGCTTGCCGTCGCGCCGGAAGCGCAACTGGTACGTCTCGCTGCCGTCTGTGGCGACGCGGATTCTTACGGATGCCATGGTTCCTCAAATCGTGTGGACGCAGGCCACATTTTAGGGCGTAAACCCATCATATCGCGTCATCTGGGCGATACGTAGGGGAGTAGCGTCCGCCCTGGTCGTGCTTGGAATAGGCGTAAATTGTGGCCATTTTGTACGGGGGTTCAAGTCCCCCCTCGGACACTTACGAACGGCCTGGTAGGCATGGGATTGCGGAAGCGTTGAAACGCCGTGTCCACACTTCCAGGCCACACGTAGATACGCAAGGCCACCATGAGGCCGCACGCGGACACCGTTTAGACACAGAAAAACGCCCGGCCACCAACCCACGTGGGGAAGGTGACCGGGCGTTTCTTTTCGCGCGTGAAGGGTGCGCGCGTTATTCGACGGAGGGTTTTACCTCGTCAAGTTAGGTGTTCTCGTTGAACAGGGCGGGGTCAACATCGCCCATGCCGTCGTCGGTCTCAATTGGCGTATAGGTCGGGGTCTGCGCTGAACCGAGAATGACGCGGATGGCCCACGCAGGGAACCAGGGTCGCGACTCGAGCCATCGTGCGCCAGCGTAGTACGCACCGATCACGAGCGAAAGCACGAGGATGGTCGCGCCATCGGAGGACAGTGCGTCCCCGAGCGGTGCAAGCCAATCGGGAAGTGTGATCTGGGACAGTGCCCAGGCCACGAGCGTGCCCCATGCAGCCGGTACGACGGTGCGGAGCCATGCGGGAATCTTTTCGTTCATCGCTTGTATGCCTTTCGTGCTTGGAGGAATGCGGCGTCGGAGAGTTTGCCCCAGATGCCGTCGATCTTGTCGGTGTACAGGCCCAGGCGCGCGAGTGCTCGTTGTAGTGCCTTGATCGTGGCATCGTGTGCCCCGCGGGAGTTTGCGCCCCATACGTTGTCAGCATTGGTGCCGACACGGGCTTGAGTGAACCGCTTGCCGTAGGGGAAATTGACACCGCGGAAGCGGGATGCGGCCCGGACAGCCCAGGTCGCCTTGTCTGTGCCGGTGCCCCAGATGCCGTCTCGCGTGGTGCGCACGGCTGACTGGATGGGTGCCACCGCATCGTTATCGCTCTTGGCCGAATACTCCCAGTGCCACGGCTCCGATGCGATGGTGCGACGCCATCCGAACTGTGCGCCGTGCTTGAGCATCCACGCGCCAGCCCTTGAGCTGGTGGATATGTCGAGCGCGATGCCGGTGGTGTGCTTAGAGGTGCCAGGAACGCCCACCATGCCAGCCGGGGATACGCGAACGTAGCGGCGACCGTTGTACCAGCGGGCGTCGTTGTAGGCGCCGCGCCCTGTCCACTGCACCCGATAGCGGGCGAGGAATAGTGCGGCCTGGGATGCGGTAGACCGGTAGGCCGAGTTGATGCCACCACTGGGCATTCCGGCCGCGCGCATTCGGGCGTAACTGTTCGCGGCGTCGGTGCGTGCTTTGAACGCGCCGCTGATGGTTCGTAGTGACATGTGCTTCCTCCTGGGCGTGCGTGTAGACCCGGCCACGTGTGCGGGCGGGCTGGGGTTGGGGGTGGTTAGGTGGTGATGCCGGGGATTTCGAGGGCGACGAGCGCGACCCAGTCGTCGGCGTTGGTCGAGGTTGACGTGAAGGTTCGTTCACCTGCAATGGCGTAGTCGAAGAACGTACCGAGGCGGTTGTTGTCGTTCGATGAGGCGGCAACCGCCGCACGGGTTCCCGACCACATCCCGGTCTGGCACATCCAGGGGGTATTCTCCACCGAGGCAAAGGGCGGGTTGGGCTCGGCGGACGCCGACCAATACGGTGCAGAGAGTGCCCACACGACGAGGTTGCTGGTCGCGCCCTTGCCTGGCACGGTGAATGAGAACACGTCGAGCTTGGCGTCGGTTTCTAGCAGTAGGTCAGCGCGACTTATGGGGGTACCCGCGCCGCGCAGAACGTACACGTCGACGATGAGCCTCTGTGCCGATGCCTGAACCACAGTCCCCGACACCGACCCCGCGCCCGTCATTCGTCGAGACAGTATCGAGGTCGATTGTCCGACTGTGTCGCCGTACGGCACGCTTGCCGTTGAGTGAAGCGTCCAACCGCTCGGCGTTGTGAGCGCGCGACGGTGCATGACCGACATCACCAAAAGGTCGCCGTCCACGTAAGCAAGCGGCCCCCACGCCTGGCTCGTTGCGGACGAAGAATAGGAGTCGCAGTCGTAAGCGACCACGGCAGGCGGTGGAGGAGTAGACGCACCACCCACGGGCACGAACACGCCACCACGCTTCACCTTGAGCGTCATGACTGGTCCTCCCACTGGTCGGCATTGGTGGCGTTCGTCGGCTCCACAGTGCCTACCCAGTAGACGGCAAGCGCGTCGGCCGGTCGAGCGGTGTCAGCCGTTGCGCCATGATTGACGACAATGAAGCCAGAAGCCGCGATGACCTTGGCCTGCGTGGTCACGTCAGCGCCCGTTGCGATGCCCGTTAACTTTGTGCGCTCCGTAGCCAGGAACGCCTTATTGGTGGTGCCATCCGTGATGGTGTCGGCGGTCTGTGTGCCGGTGTGGTTGGCACGCGCCTTGAGGATCGCGTCTGTCGAGTTCGCCGTGGCAGCGGTCGCGATGCCTGCGAGTTTGCTGGCCTCGACTGCGGTCGTGAACCTGTTAGTCGTCGCCGCGTCGTCAATGTCGTCAGCGTCTAGAACAACCACGCCCGTTGCGCCATTGACGGAATCGACCGCACCACCGCTGCCAGGCGGATCGGTCCACGCGACATCAAAGTCAGCGCCCGACGCCTTGGACGCCACCTGCCCAGTCGTGCCACCAGTGGGGAGGCCAGCAGGGATAGTGGGCTTGTTTTCCAGATCGCCATAATCACCGGACGTGGCAACCGCGGCAAGCGCGTCAGGCTGTACAGCAGAGTCAGCCTTCGCACCCTGCGCGCTGGTTGCCTTGCCGTCGAGCGCGGACAGTTGTGCCGTGGACACGGGCTTGTCCGCGTCAGACGTATCATCCACGCTCCCCAAGCCCACAGCGGTCTTGGTGAGGCCCGCTGGTTGCACTGCGTTATCGGCCTTCCCCCCCTGGTCTGCGGTGGCAAAGGCTTCCACGTCCTCAGCCGCAGCGGTGCCAGCATCCGAGATGGTCGACAGCGGTTGCGTGCCCGTGTGGTTGCCGCGGTCAAACGCGTCAGCCTCGATGCCAGTGGGGTCGTAGGTAGCCGCGAGCATTGCGCCGGACCCGGCGTCGCCGTCCGCGCCCTTGAGCGACGCCAGCCACTCAGCCTCGGTGCCCACAAAGCCGTTATCTAGTGCCACCGCATATGCCGACTTGCCAATCGGCCCAAGAACCTCGGGAACCTCGACGCCCTTGTAAACGACGTGCTCGTACTCGACGCCACTCATGCCGTCACCGTCCGAGTCACGTCATGACTCACTGTCACGTCGCCCATGACCTCACGAGTCACCACGCCACTCGGGTCGATGGTCTCAAGATCCCAAGCGCCACGACCGTAAGAGTTCCACGGCTCACCCTCAGTCGACGCGGCAGGCAAAACGACCCTGATCCAACCGTCAGCACCCAACGTGATGCGCGGCCCAGTCACCGCAGCAGACGTGAACGCCACCCACGGTTCCTCAGTGTTCGACTTCGCAGGCTTCCTACGAATCTGCGCACGAGCCGACCAGCCCGTCGAATAGTCCGTGTAAATGCGCACCGATGCAGGGTCAGCAGGGTCCGTCAAAGTAAACGGACGCACCGCAACCTGAGTATCAGCACCCTGCGGAATGGTCCAGTCAATGATGACCTTCGACTCATAGCCCGCGGTGAAAGTGTCCGGCATGGTTCCTCCTAGTTTTCGCGGTCGCTGAATGGGCCATGCTCACGTGTCACGGTTGACTCGAGTGGGCCTAACCGTTTCTCGATATCTGAAACTTTGGCTTGCGTGTCTACGACCAGTGCCCGTATCGGCTCTGGGGTGCCGTTGCCGAGGTGCCATTCGGCGCGTGAGGCCGAATACTCGGTCGCCGCTAGGCGCTCCATCACTCCGCGACGAGCCTCATGGCCAGGGCGGGCAGGTTCACCATTCCAGTCGGAGAAAAAGTCCGCTGCCTTGCGGGATAGTCTCACCATTGGCAGTGCGACCCACTTGGTAAGCGCACTCATTGCGACACCGATCAGGCCGATAGCGGCGGCAGTTTCTAGAACGTTTCCCATATTTCTCCGTGGTGGGTCGCGCGGGCCATATCAGGCGCCCGCTTGTCGTTGACGTAGCGGCCACGAACCAGTCGCGCCGCCATTGTGACGTTGACGCAAAGGCCACCCGCCCGTGTTGCCCGAAAGTGTTTGGCGTTGACGCCTGGTCCACATGCCATTGCCCTGAGGTGCATCAAAGATGTAGCGGTAGTCGTCCCACGTCACGACGCGCGTGAACGCCATGTTTGACACGATGACGTTGAGGTCAGGATCGCTGGTGCCCCGAAGTAAAATAAGTTGCTCAAGGTCGTCTGGGTCAACCGAAAACGTGACGACGCCCGGTTCCACCAGTGAGCCTGCGCCAACCGCACTAACCGTGCCGGTCGCCACCTCATTCCAGCTCACGCGCGCCGGGACGGTCGGCAACAGGCCGTGGTGGTCGCTGACCAGATCGATGTCCGCGTAGTCGCCAGCAACCGTCACAAGTTCCCACGGGTGACCGACACCGGGCGGCGGCGCTGATGGCCCTATGAGCTGCATGGTGACCGCATGTGCGTGAACCTCAAGCGGCTCAGCTCGCGACATGGCACCCAGCGCAAAATCGACGCCAACCGCACCATCTGGCATGAGCTCGAACGCCGGATGCAGGTTCGACGAACCCTCAAACGAAAGCGGATTGTCGAGAATCAACTGCTGCACAACGTAGTTGCCGTCCTCGAATCCTGGCTGCGTAGAGTCGTGCCCCAATAAGTACGAATACCCGCGCAAATAATCAGGGTCGTTGCGCGGGTACGTCGCATTGCCAGAGGGCCAAGCGGTGCCCGGCCACTCCTGCCAGCGACCGCGACTACCCTGATCCACCCAGTTTATAGTGAACGGGTGGGGCATTGGTGAGTCACGAGCCGCCACGGGAGCAAAATAGCCATCAAGCGAACCGGCAGACATGAGTGCACGACCAGGTGCCTCAGTGTCATAAACAGTGCCCTGCCACTCGCCGTAATAGTCGGTCACGACGTGGACCCATAGAACCGACCCTCGATGTAGCAAGCCGCCGAAGCAATCGCCGCAACCCACAACCAAGGGGACGACTCCGATGCGTAGCCCCACGATGCGTCGTCCACGAGACGACCAGTGACTGGCGCCGACGTTTTGCCCGTCGGGTTCGAGTCCGTCTTGGGGTAGAAACCGGCGCGCTGCTCCTTCCAACCCCACGACTGCAAGAGTCCCAGGTCGTCAAGATCGGAATCTTCCCACGGGTTGTTCTCCGACGTCAAAGGGTTGCCGATGGCTGACTGCAAATCTGCGGCCGTGAGTGACTTGCCAAACACTGCCAGCGAGAACGGCTGCGGGGAGCCAGTGGTCGTGAACACTGTGCGGGAAATTGCGCCAGCATCGCCCATAGGGATACGGCGCACGTCCCACAGGTTCGTGAAGATCGCATGCCTAGGCATGCGCCCAGCGGGAGACTCTGCGTCATACACCGGACGGTCAGATGCGACCGTTCCCGTCAGCAGCCGCTTGGTCGCAACCTTGGCCGGGTCAGTAGCGTTACGGTCGCGCTCACGGATTGCCTCAAGCGTCGGATAATCCCGCGCGCGCTCGTCAACCGTCAGCGTGACCGTGCCGCCCTCGGGGTTCGCGTCAACGGCGGCAACATGCAGGAAAACGTCATCGCCCTGCCAGTCAAGCACCGTGCCGTTCATGCCCTCCATTAGTTCGAAACGAGACATGGACTCGGGGTCAAGTGTGAAAGTGATGGTGCCCTGCCATGCAGGAACCGACGTTCGCGCCACTTCCTCCCGTGCCGCATTGGCGCCCTCGGCGCGTGAGATGCCCTGGCCGTAGTCCCGCTTTTCCTCAACGCGGATCACGTCGGGGTCGAAGCTAGGGTTTGCGCCCAGGTCGTCACCGTCTGGACCGTACAGTCGCGGCATAACTTCGTGTACCGCGGCGAGGGGTGCAATGAATGCGCCGTCAAGGGTGCCCGTGTTCGCGCCCGTGTCGAAGAACGCCGCCCACGACTGCGGGCCAACAATGCCGTCCACGGTAATCCCCGCGCGCTTCTGCTCACGCTTGACTACTGTGCGGTCAGCCTGCGAATAGGCGCGGTCCACGGGCAAGCCCAACTTGCGCTGGAATTCCGAAACTCCCGAGCCGGAATCGGTGCCCGAGTCTCGTGCGCCTACGCGCATCGTCTGCGCCGGGTTCGTGTTCGGATACGGCGGGGTGTCGTCCGGCTTCCAGTTCGGATACTTGGCATTGCGCCAGTGACCACGGCTGGCGTTCGTTCCCTCGCCGAGAATTACGTTGACTGCACTTGACGCATCCTTGGACAGGTCAATATCAATGCCGCGCTGACCCGTACGTACCGTAAACGAGTTGGTTGTCGTATCCTTTTTGGCGATGACCGGCTGACGAACAGCGCACTTGACCGTCCACTGTCGACCGCCAGTGAGGCATGTCGCAAGGAGCGGCTGAACGGTGCCGGTGAGAACCGGCGCCCAACCGCCCGCAACCGACGTGGGGCAACCCGTGACGACCGACGAAACCTTGGAGTAGCGGCGACCGACGACATTATTCAGCACGGACGCGATACGGTGGCCCGAATCCTGGGGTGCCGTCGAAAACGACGGTGGCACCAACTGCAAGTCAGCAGCGAACATGACGCCATCGCATTCAAGTGAGAACAAGCCCGTGTCCTCCTGGCGCGCAAGTTCACGCACCAAGCCAGAGAACACCGTCTTGTAGCCACCCGCCTTCTTAATCAGGCGAATGTCAACGTTCGCGCCAGGCTTAGCCCACGACGGCATCGCGGCGAAGGCGTGCAGTTGCGGCAACACAATCTGCGCGGCTTGCGAACCAAACGGCTCCACGCGCGAGTAGGACGGCACGGGGATGGGGATTCCGTTGAGGAAAGACACGTCGACGCCCTCAACGACAGTCTGAGGGCGTGCATACTCAATGCCGTCAGAGTAATCCGGCTCCCAGTCGATAGGCCACTTACGACCATCCAAGGATGGCAGCGGCATGTCCTCCCACACGTGGAGCAGGTAGGGCGCGACTGCGCCAGACGGCACGGTGTACGTCGGGACCGCGGGGGGTGTGACGGAACCACCCTTGGGGGGCGTAACGATCTCAGGGTCAACGTCAACTTCACCGGCAGTCAATATTGCCGAACCCGTAATTCTCCACGAGCCAGTAGCCACTAGTTCAGTCGCGGGCGCGGAAAAATCGAGCGAGATTGCGGCTACGGTGTCAAGGGCATCGGCCTGCGAAACGGTCAAGCCCTCCCACAGCCAGGCACCCAGAATGCCAGCACCAGCAGCATCAGGAGTCGCACCCAGTGTCAAGTTGTCAACGGTCGCACCAGTAGCGCCGGTCGCCGTGGAAACCACTCCATCGTCAGACGTAGCAAAGAACGACTCGGTACCATTGCAAGCCACGGCCAGGACAGTCGCACCTGCACCCATAGGGGTCAGCGAAGTGCCCGATGCCACAGTCACGCCAGCCGTAGAGACAATACTCACCCCCTCCGCGCCAACAACCATGGTCAACCAGTCGGAATACGCAATCGGGAAGTCCGACATCGAATTGGCCCCATGTAGGACCACCACGAAGAACCAGTTGTCGCTCGGAGCAAACGTGGCCGTCATCAGCTCAGTCGCACCATCAGATGTGTCGCGGGGTATGACGGACCAACCGCCATAGGTGCTCAGGTCATGCGGGGACGTCGTGGGCACGAATGTTTCGTCGCCAAACGTGAACTCCGTCGCCGAAGGCGCGCTTGGAATAACGAGAGTGTGTGCTGCACTCCCGAGGTCTAGGGCCGTCACGGCTAAGCGACCTCAATAGTGAACGTCAAGTCGCCAGGTGCAAACGTGAGCTCTTCGCCATCCGTCGGCGCATACGGGGATATGTCAGCCGAAGCGACAACCTCGCCGCCGGTAGCCGCATCGAACAACGCAAACGCCGCAATCGTCCAACCAGTGCCAGCAACACCCGCATCAATAGACGCCGAGTTCGCCACCCCGTCAGTAATCGGCGTGAAGGCGTCATGCGAAACGTTGAGGCCAGTCATCGCAATCAGGTCACCCAAACCGTCAAGGAAACCGCCCCATAGAACAGCGGGAATCTCCGTGGAATGACCAGGACCAATGACTGCCTGAACCGCTGCAGACGTGTACGCGCTACCGATCATGCGGGCACCTCCGTAAGAGTGGGGTCGTAGGGGATCGTCAGGACGTACGTGTGGCGCTTGCGTGCAATCTCGTACTTGTTCCAGCCATCGCGACCAACAATGTCCATGTCTGCGGGTTCGCAAACGAACACCTGGGTGACGCCCTCGATGACAGTGGTGACGGTGTAGGCGTGTTGGGCGAGTGCGTCGCGCATGGCCACGGCGTTGACCATCGCGTTCGCAAACGATGTGCCCATGACGCGCACGGTGAATGACATGGACGCCGTGTCGATAACTTCACCGATGGACTTGCGCCCATGCTGGTAGCGACCCTCGACAGTGGAGCGACGCCACGTACGACCACCTGGGGAGAGGTCCACGACGGTGTACTTTGTGCCGTCGTTTAGTTCAAGGTCTGCCCCAGTTCGGGACACGACCACGGACACGTCAAGATCAGCCACGGCGACCCCCTCCCGCTCGACGGCGGTGTTGTAGCTGCGCCTCACGTCGGAAACTGTTGACGTCGTGCGACACAAGGGTGCCGATGTTGATCGGCGAGTTCTGCTCGACCCGCGAAGTGACCGGCACTGTGACGATCGACGGGCCGCTACTGGGCGCGAACACACCACCCGATGCGTACTGGGGGAGCCCCTGGGCGAACGCCGACAGCGCACGCACAGACGGGTCAACCCGATTGAGCGGACGGTCAAGCGGAACTAGCGCCTCGTCGCCCGCCTCGCCCCAGATGCCAACCCGGGGGCCGGTGGCAATCCCTCCGCGCGCGTTCTTCGGTATCGACCCCGAGCCCCTCCCGTACTGCGCGGACGGTGACGGTGCGCCACCATCGGCATACGTCGGGTCGAAGAATCGGGGCTTAACGTCCACGATCACGTCATGCGGCAGGCCATCAAGCCAACGCAGGTACGTCGCATCGCCCGCGTCCGTGTTGACGCGTATCGAAACCTCCGGCGTCAGTGCAGTGTCGAGCCCCATCGCAAACTCAGCCGCCGCCGCCGCGCCCTGCTGACCGTACAGATCCACAACCTTGCGGAACTCAGGCTCCGACAATGAGGCAATCAGCGCCACCTGTGCGGCGCCCTCGGGACCAAGCCCATAGAGTTCGTCGATCATCTCCTTGCCCGCGTCCTGCATGTCCGCGCTCAGACGGTCACGCACGCGTTCAGAGATTGCGGTGAGGTTCGTCTGCCAGTTCAGTTGCGCGTCAACCTGATCTTGCAGCGACTGAATGTACTCGTCAGCGCTTACTGTCTGGCCGTCGTAATAGTCCTCCCACGCCTTAGTCGCGGCCGTGGACGTTTCCTTGTCAGACTCGGCACGCTTCTGATTGGCGGCGTTGATCTTGTCGGCCTGCTCCTGCGCGGCCTCAATGTTGCCATCGACGACAGACTGGTACGTGCTACCCAGGGTAGAGAACCCTGTGCTGGCGTCAGAAACGGCCTTGAGCCACTTCATCAGGGCATCCGCGGCTGCCTCGGACGCCTGAGCCTCTTGCTCCTGTGCTGCGGTGAGTTCGACCGTGGAGTCGGTGGCAAGTTGCTTTTCGTTGCTCACGTTCGCCAATGCGTCGGCGTATCCCGGAAGCAAGCCCTCGAGCTCTTCAAACGTGTATCCAAGTTGAGCCAGCGCGGCTTCGGCAGTGTCTGCGCTACCAGACGCAACTAGTGACGCGAGCCCCTGATCCAGCCCCTTGAAAAACTCCTCAGCCTGAGTCCTGTTGGTGCTAGTTGCCTGGCCCAATGTGAGCACAGAAGAAACCACGTTATCCACGGCCTCAGATACGCCAGGGGTCTTGAGTACGGCAAACGCTCGCTCTACGCTGTTAACGTCATTGCCCGTGAACCAGTCCTTGAATCCGCCCCGCTCGAGCATCTTGCCCAGCGACGTATCCGCAACATCCGCGCCGCCCGCGAGATCAATAAGCGCCTGCGTGGTGGCGCCCGCACCCTCAGACGCCTCTGTGCCCCACTTGGGGATACCGGCCGATGCGATCATGACCGCAATCGCCACAGTGGCAAGACCAGCCGCCTTGCTGACCTTTGTAATCCCAGACGCTGCCCCAGGCGAAACCGCCTTGAGCTTCTGGAACGCCATCACCGTGTCATAGATGCGCGGCACAACGAGTAGAAGGGCGCCGCCAAGCAGGGCGGCACTGGTCGCTACTACGCCAAGTCCCGTACCGGCCTTACGAATCGGATCGGGGATCTTGCTGAACGCCTCAGCGGCACCAGCAACCGCCGATGCCATATCCGCGAGAACAGGCAGGAAGTCCTCGCCAATAGTGATCGCCGCATCGTTGATCGCATTCTTGGCAATCTGCAACTTTGCTTCGGTCGTGTCGTAGCGCTTGTTCGCTTCCTCGACCAGCGCCGTGTTCTCCTTCCACGCACTGTTGCCGATTTGCAGCTGGTTGTTCAGCAGGTCGCCAGCCGATGCCGTCGAAAGAATTGCACGCGCCAGGCGCTGATCCGTCAGCTCCAAGTCATCGAACACCTGAGTGGTCGACTGGCCCGACTCGGCAAGTTTGCCCATGCCCTCGATGAACATGGAGATCGCGCCAGCCGCGTCATCCTCGAAAGCCGCACGGAAGTCAGACGTGGACACGCCCGCAACCTTCGCGAAAGTCGTCAACTTGTCGCCACCGTCACGGGTCGCGTCACCAATGGACGTGAACACCTTGGACAGTGCCGTGCCACCAGCCTCAGCCTCAACACCCACCGATGTGAGGGTCGATGCGAACGCCAGGACGTTAGCCTCAGACAGCCCGGCCTGCTTACCCGCCGCGGCGAGGCGAGTCGCCAGACCCACAATCTCAGCCTCAGTCGTGGCCGAGTTATTACCCAGGTCAACGATCGTGGCACCCATGCGGGAAACGTCCTCAATGGACGTGCCAAAAATGTTTGCCATGCGAGCCAGAGCCGTTGCCGCCTCATCAGCGGAAAGGTTCGTCGTCTCGCCCAGGTCAATCATGGTGCGCGTAAACGACTCAATGCCGTCCACCTTGACGCCCAACTGACCGGCGCTCGCCGCGACGTTGGCAATCTTCTCGGCCGACGATGGCAACTCGAGCGCCATGCCGCGCAGGCTTCCCTCAAGTGCGTTAAGTTCTGAGGCGGTGCCATCAACGGTCTTGAGAACACCAGTCCAGGCAGACTCCCAATCAATCGCGGCCTTCGCCGTGAGAGTCAACGCCGCAGCGCCAGCGAGGCCAAACGCTGTTAGCGACGCGCCCGCGGTCTGCCACTCGGCACGGTTGACCTCAGCCGAGCGCACCAGGCGGCCTGACGTGGTCTGGATCTTCTGACCGTTCTTGTCAAAGTCGGCCGCGAACTTTTCCGATGACTTCCCTGCCTGCGCCATCTGACGGTTAAAGTCGTTGACTTCCGCCTTCAAGCGGACCGCTATTTGGCGATTTGCCATTGCGCTGGCCTCCGGTCGGGTCTAAGTTGTGGGCATGACTGAAAAGACGCAGGTGCACAAGATGCCGTGGTGGGGGAAAGTCGGAGGTGGCCTCGTGGGCTTCTCCGTGGTGTCCGCGATAGTTGCCGGGGGCATCTTCGTGCCGCAGGGCGCGGTGCTATTTATTGGTGGGCTACTTCTCGCCGCTGGCCTCATCGTTCGAGGCCGCTAGCGCCTCCCGCTTCTCGCGCAATATGCGCTCGAGCGGTTCCTCGTCGGCAGGATCGTCACTTGCGCCCAGTAGTCTCAACCGCAACGTCTCACCAGGTTCAGGCTTGTACCCATCTGCGCTTCTGTGCCGATCTATCGCGGCCTGCGCATAATCAATGACGGGCTCAACCTCAAACATGCCGTCGTTGGCCTCATCGGTGGCAATCCACTGCGGGATGCCCAACGAGTTCAGACTTGCCTCAAGTTCGAGCAGCCCCTCCGCAAGACCGCGATCAACAGTCGACCACTCTTCGCCAGGCTCAGAGATGCCCAGATACTCAGTAGGGCGCACACTCCACGCACGCGCACCCGAAAGTGCGCTGGCTAGTTGCCGTTCGTGGATAGCCCTTGCGATTTTGGGCGGTCAGCTTCCACCTCGCCCTGCGTCGCCTCATTCACTGCCCTAATGAGAGGGGTGATGAGAGTGATGCCGTGAGGTAAGTGCGCCATCTTGCGCAACGACTCGACGCTGATTGAATCAGCGGTGCCAGACTTCGACGTCACGCACTCGGTAGCCGCGGCAATCATGTGGATGTCGCGCTCAAGGTTCGCGTCACGCTCGGCCGCGTACCAATCAAGCATCCGCTCACGCCAGGCATCGATCTCCTCATCACTGGCGTCATTGGCGAGCTTCTTGATCTTCACCGGCGGCAAGTGTTCGCGGGTGATCTTGAGCACCACGTCACGAGTAAGGGCGCGAACCGTCACCGTGATGTCATCGGCGCGGTTGCTAGCCTCAAGCGCCTCAATCTCAGCCTCGATGCCCGCGATACGTTCAGCGGCTTCGGCAACGTCAGCGGCGTCATACTTGCCGACGGACTGCAACGAATCGTCATCGTCGGCCTCCTCCTCGAGTGATGCCGCAACTTCGTCAGCCTTGGACTCGGCATCCTCAAGCGCGGCCAAAAGTTCACTCATGCGCGCGTAATACACCGAGTCATGGCGGTTGTTCAGTGTGACGTCAATGGTTCGCACAGTGAGGTGCGTCACCCAGTCGTCAAAGTCAAAGTCGGACATGTTCCCCTCCAAGGGCAAAACGTGGGGGTGCCACCCGACCCGCCGGCGTTTAAGCAGCAGCGGGCCGGGTGACGATTGGGTTAAACGCCAGCGACGAGGGTCTTGAACTCGACGGCCTCAGATACGGCCATGTCCACGGGGCACTTGACGTAACCCGAGTCAGACGCGGGAGCCTGGGGGTCGTCGGTGTAGGCCTCGTAATACGAGTACTCATCACCCGTCTCCCAGGCATCCTCGCCGAGCTTGGCGCTTACACGCTTGAGCAAGTACAAGAGGGTGCCCTTGGGCACCATTGCCTGGAACGCAATATCGGCAGTGGGGTCGACCATCTTCGTGTCTGCGTCGAAATAGCGGTAAGGCTCAAAGTGGGCGCCATAGTTCGAGCCCTCAAGCGCCTGGAAGTTCGCGGTCTGCTCAAGCGACGGGTCATCCGTGGTGGACGAACCAGTCGAGCCCAGTGCGAAGTTGGAAAGGGCGATGAACGCCGACAGGTCGGCACCTGCCGCCGCCTCGGTGAGTGTGATCGCGTTCTTGTCCGCGGGGGGCGCGGCAAGTGAGGTGACCTTGGTGTGGCCCTTTGCGAGACTCTTGACAGCAGCCATGTTTACTTCTCCTTCGGGGTTTCCCCGGAGGCCGGGGGCTGGGGGTTGGTTTCCTTGCGGGTGTGCGTTGCCGGGGCTGGAGCCTCGGTCGTGATGTTCGGGAAGAACTTGACGCGCGAGGATTCAACCTCGGTCGGCAACTTCTCGCCCGTGGACTTGAGGTAAACGGGAACGGTGGGCATCGCGGCCTCCTAGATAGTTGGGATGGTTGCTGGGGGCATGGTCTTGACGTGCGCCGAGAATGGGCGTTTGGCGTAGCCGTCCATCTGGCCGTCGAGGAACTTCGCCCCCTCGGCGTTGCGCTGGAACTCGAATATGTGGAGCGAGTCAACTGAAATTGCCGTGGGGTCTAGCCCTTCGGACTCGGCCCATGCGACATTCGAGTCCACGACGTCTGCGCCGGTAGCGACTCGAAATGTCTTGACGGTGACGGTGTGCATTGCGGTGGCCATCGCGGCCTCCTTTTGGGTACAAAAAAAGCCCGCGAACGGGCCGGGTTTGGTGTTTGGTCAGACGACCGGGGTCGCCGTGTATCGGTACGTGTCGACCCCATAGAACGGGCCAGTATTCGTATCCGTGAACGTGATGCCACCACCGAGCGAAATCGGCGCACCATACAGGCGCTCCAGGTGGCAGTCGTAACCGTCAACGTCAGGCTTCGCACCGTCATACGCCGCGGTAATCTCATCCTGCATCTCACGCACCTGGCGGGCACTCACGCCAGCCGCAGTGATGTGTATCAAGTCATCAATATCGCGACGCTCATCGGACACTGTGGCCTGGATCTCACGCAGGTTAGGGGCGCCCAGGAAGGCGTACCGTTGCGGCTCACCCTCGGGCTTGCCAGTGTCGGCAACCTCAAACCCTAGGTCGTCGCCGATCACCAGGATTGCGTTGACGTGAGAGCGCATCAGATCAGCCCATCCAGTAGTTTCTCAAGCGCGGATACGAACTTAGGTTCCTCAGCTTCGAGCGCCAGTTGCGGATCGGCCACGGTGCCAGGACGGGATGCGTCACCGAAATAGGCGAACTGGGCAAGCGATGCCGATGGCGCACGATCCTTATTCGGGCCAACCTCAGCCTCATACGAACCAGTGCCGAAAGCGCTACGAACATTCACGTCATAGTCAATGGATCGCGTCACCACGTTGAAGTGCTCCGACCCGTCCATCTCGGCGCGCATGTCGGCCTTCATGTTCTGCGCGGCCTTCTCAACGATGGGGTAAATGTGGCGAGACAGTTTCTCGGGAATGGCACGGAGATCGGCAGCAAGAGCTCGAACCTCGGACGTGTCAGTGGTTACCTTGGCGCCGGTGCGAGGCATTACAGGTTCTCTTCAAGTGCTAGACGTTGGGCGGTGGCGTGCGTATCGTGAATCGGGGATGCGACCCGATATTCCCGTCCGGCCATGAATGGATCGAGCGCAGAAGTGATGCACGTAACGACGTGCCCAACCTCCGCGGGCCCGGCCGATATGGGGATGGATAGGCCGTTCCGTAGAACCGTCGCATTCCCGCCCGGTACGTTCGGCTTTTGCTCATACGGGGCGACCGAACGGAAGCGGGCCTTGCCTTGGTAGACCAGCGTGCGAGTGGGAACCTCTTCACCGTCAATGAGTTCCGATGCGCCAGTCAGTTCCTCGATGCGCACCGTGTCGACCATCAAGGACTCGGCCATGCGACGACCCGCGAGTGTTGCGCTAGATGCGCTCACCTCAACCCCACTTCGGGCGAACGGAAAACGCGCCCCGGGGATCCCGCGTCGGCATAAGCAACGCCCACTCGTCGTCAGTGATGAACACCTCACCGCGAGCAGCGGCCTCGACTAGTCCGTAGGAGTAGTCCTCGATGCGCTCGTTTTGCTTTCCGTCCGGGTTCTTCACCTTGCGGACGACGGCTTGCGCCTCGACCATAACTACTTCAGCCTCGGCAACCGTGCCGGTTGCAATGCGCGTTGACAGGTCAGGGAAGCGACGCAGGATCAGACGCTCAGCATCCTCGATCCATGTATCAATCTGATCTTGCTCAGCAGTTTCAGAGACGGCACGCCCAAGGCGCACGGTGACATCGTCGATGCTTGCATATGCCATGAGCGTGCCGTCCCTTCTACTAGTGCCCGGCCGCGGCGACTGCCGCGATGATGTCGTCCTTGGACGACTCCGGGTCGATCTCGACTTCGTGGGCCGCCGCGTAGGCAACCCACTTATCCATGCCGGAACCCTTGCCGGACTCGGCCGGGCGCTCCAGAGAGTCGCCTGCCTCGTCCTGGGATTCCGGCGCTGCCGCGCTGACGGTGCTGACCTTCTCGATCAGGCCGTCAGCCACGAGCCGCGTGATGTCCTTCTCCGAAACATCGGAGGGGACGATGGTGTTGCGGTACAGGTACTTGACCTTCCCGTCGACGCCGTTGACCGCCACAAGAGGCGAGGAGACGATGTGTGCCATGGTTGTCTCCCTTTCGCTTAGGCCGTGATACCGGTGATACGAATACCGGCGCCGGGGTCGGTGACGTAGGGAACGCACACGCGACGGCCGCGAAGGCGCCACTGGTCGTTCTCGTCCTCGCGCATCGACTTTGACTCGACGTTGCCGCCGGTGTAGCCGCCACCGAGGTTCTCGTCAGCAATGCCACCGAGGCGAGTTGAGTCGACAATCCAGCCGCCGGACCCACCCGGAAGGTTGGGCGTGGGCAGGATGGTCAGACCACCGATGATCGGGAAGTTGCCCGAGTACACCGGGTTCGCCACGTCCTCGCGGGCGCGAGCGCCTGCGATAGTCGGATCCGATGCGATGTACGCCCAGGTGAGGTCGTCCACGATCAACAGGTTCGGGTCGTAACCCTTGTTGAGCGCCGCGACCTTGGCCTTGGCCAGCAGGATGTCGCGCAGGATCGTCGCGCTGGCGCCGGTCCACACGGCGGACGCCGCGTGAGTGGCAGTGACGCGCGACGCGATGAGCGACAGCGCCACCGAGTCAACGTGCTTGACGACGGAGTTCACGACCTGCGTGAGTGCGCCGTCAACCGCGTTCTGACGACGACGCTTGATCGCCTCGTCGGTGACCAGGGTGTCCTGGCCCCACTTGGTGACCTTCACGACCTGGGCTTCGCCCGTGCCGATGGGGGTCAGTGGGTATTCGCCACCGGGGCTGACGGCCTCAACGGGACGCGCCGTGAATAGCGGGTCGTCCTCATCGTAGACAATCGCGCCACCCTCGACGTCTTGACGGCTCGAAAGCACGACGTCAGCGATGAAGCGGTTTGACGCGAGGTCCTGGACGCGCCGAGCCACAAGGGACGGGTTATTCAGGAAGCGATTGATGGACATGGTGTCGCCGCTGAGCGTAGGCGCAGCGGGTGGGTAGGTGTAAGCCATGTTTGACCCCTCCTAGGGTCTAGAGGAGTCGACTCGCGCCGCTCCGAGGGATGAATGGTGGGGTCAGCGGATGAACTGCACGCGGACAATGTTGTCCGCCGCAGTCGTGAGTGCGATGCCGACGACGGCACGCGAATTGGTGACGTCAGCGGCGGTCGGAGTGGTGACGGCGGCCAGGGCCGAAACCGCACCGTCCGCCGCGGCCACGACGAGCGCGCCGGCCGTGATCGCGCCAGACGCGACCGCTTCCTGCGTGCCGCCACAGTGGACAGTCACGTCGGTGCCGAGCGCTGCGTCGAATGCGGCGACACCGAGCCAAGCCGGAGAGTTCGCCGTCGCCGGAGCGACAGTGCCAGAGCCAGAAACGTACACCAGCTGGCCACCGGTGATTGCGGCAGAAGCCTGGGCGACAAGAGCCTGCCCAGGGATCCGCACGGGAATGTACTCAGCCATGAGATGTACTCACTTCCTGATAGGGGCGCTCGGGTAGAGCGATTCGTAGAGTTGGTCATCCTCAGACAAGGGACCATTGGGGCGTGCGCCCTGGCCCGGATCGGGCGCAGGGATGCGGGGCTCGGGCGGGGTGCCGCGCAGTGCAGCAACTCGTTCGGCCTGGGTCGCGAGAGTGGCTTCATCTGTTCCTACGAGAAACAGTTCGGCGTCCTCTTCGCTGATGCCATGACGAGTGGCCAGACGCAGTCGTAGCGCCTCAGTCGTGGCTTTGTCGGCCACCGCCTTGTTTTCCGCAGCCTCGCGCTGCGCCTTCTCAAGTTCAGATAGATCGCGAGTTTCAAACTCACGGACCTTTGCTTCGGCGGCAGACGCCTTCTGACGCTCACGCACCAGCGCAGCCTTGCCGGGATCTCCAAGTGCCGACCATTCGACGTCAGTGACACCTTCGGGTCGGGGGGTCGAGTCACCGCTAGCATTCGCCGTTGCCTTGGGTGGCTCGGGTACGGGCTTGGCGGCGGCAGCCTGCTCGGCCGGCTTGGGTGTGATGGTTGGTTCCACCGCCGGAGCGTCGGGGGCCGTGGCAGTAGGGGGGGTGTTCTCGTCAGGCATCGCGCCATCTCCTTGTTGTGCTCAATCCCGCGCCCTCGTAGCGTGGGGAAGTTTGTGTCAGGGGACCCAGCCGAAGTCGCGGAGCATCTGATCGGCGTGCGACTGATCGCGGGCAATCTTGTAGATGGACTCAGGCATCAGTCGGACGGCTTTGGTTTCGCGGCGTCCAAGTGCCGGGTTGTACTGACTGAGCGCACGAACCTCGCGCATCTGACGGTCAGCAACACCGCGTCGCGTAGTGCCCTCGAGCGTGTACTTGACGTTATTGCCGTACACCTGCGCAGTCTTAATCGACGGAATGCCGCCAGGGCCACGTGGTCCGCCGGGTTGGCGGTAGGCGTTAATGAGCTGGAACGGGTCCGCACCGTCCTTGTAGGCTCGCGCGTTCGCCTGGGAGCCGAGCGCCTTCTCGATGGTGGTCTCGCCGTGCTTTCGGCTAATCTCGTCGAGAGTCATGCCGGGGTACTTCTCGCGCAACTCATCGCCCGTAGGTAGTGAGTCGAGGTAGGCGGTAGGGCTGGTCGTCAGGTCGCCCGCAATGTTTTCGGAGGCGATAATATGTCGGCAATCACATCCTGGATGCCTTTGAAAACCGCGATTCTTGCGGTAGAACTTGCCTGCCAAGACGATGCAACGCCCACACGATTTACCGTTGAGCATCCGAACCCAACCGCTAACGGGGCGCGAATACCCGGCGAGACCTTCCATCATTCGACCCGTGTCAGAAAACACTGTTCCGAGCGCCGCGGTGAGCCACTGACCGGCCTGCTCCTTGGCGGCTGCGGGGGCCATGCCCGCCCCAATTGCTGACTTGGTGCGAGTCACGGCTCCGTATGCCACGGTCTCAGTCCCGACACCACTACCTGCAGTGCCGACCATGGCATCCGGGCGGGTGGTGAACCGGGGCTTATCGGCGCTCGCTTGTCCTGTGGCCTCGAGTACCTTGGGCACATACTCGACAGCCGCGTTACCCAGGCGAGCCTGTGCGGTATTCGTAACCTCGAGCAGTTCCGGAGCGATGGCGAGAAAGCCGCCAGTAATGTCTGCGGTGTCGACGCGGCGCCATAAGCGGTTGACCTCATACAGTGCGGCGTTGCGCTGCTGCTGCTGAGCCTGCCCATAGGTGACAGCGACTGGCGGTACCTGTTGGAGTGCCACGGGTTAGTCCTGAGCGGTGTCGAGGAAAGGGTTGCGCGCGGCTTCGTAGTCCATCTTCGTCATGCGTCGACGCTGCTCCGACGTGTAGCCCAAGTCGATGCGGGCCTGCTCAAGCGGCAGCACTGCGTGGCCATTCTGGAGCGGCGTGGCCAGCTTCATGATCGCGTCGGCCTTCTGTGCCACTGTCGGGGTAGCAGGGTCGCGCCAGATCGTCTCGAGCGACTGCGCCTTGGTGTCCCACTTGCCAGTCTGGAAGCGGAGGATCGTGCGCATGACGTCTTCCCACGCGCCGCCCAGGTAGGTGTGCTTGCGCTCCACGCGCTTGACTAATTGCGACTCCGACGAGCGGATCGCATCGGCGGAAGTCGGATTCGAGTCACCGCCGGCGAACGCTGCGTAATGCGGAGGCAGTGCGGCCAACTGCACTACCAGTTGTGTCAGCAACTTAATGGTGTTGTGGAAGTTCGCCAGGTCAGCTTCGTCAAACTGGCCGAACTTCGCGTCCTTGTTCTCTGTGGCCCACAACGTGCCGGCGTCGCGTGACCAGGGGTTAAGGGGGTTGCCCGCTTCGTCCTGGAAGTCCGACTCATTCATGCCAGCCGCCCAGCGGCGGGGCATCATGTGATACTCGCCTGAGACCATCATGTCGGTGGCCATCTTGTTGGCGGCATCAGCGACCGGCAGGATGTCGTGGAACTCGCTAAGGCCGTCCGGACGCAAAATGCGAGGGCGGTTCACCAGCGGCACAACGGGCACGCGGCCCAGGTCGTGGCTGTCGATCTCGCCCGTAAGCTGCCAGCCGTCCCGGCCGTTGACCAGGTGGCGAGTCGAGTTCGGCAGGTACAGCATCGCGTGCTGCTCCATCGGGGCCGTCGTCGGCTCACCCTCGTCCCATCGCTTCACCGCGGAGACCACTCGGCGAGTGCGAGGATCACGACGAGCAAAGACCTGCAACGCAGACTCGACGGTCACAATCGGCGCGTCATCCTTGCTGTCGCCCGAGCCAATGAGGACGTAGGCACGGGAGAGCGCAATGGAGTCCAGGTGGGCCTGCTGCGACTGCTCATCTAGGTCATTGGCCTGCCACGCGGACCAAAGGCCCTCGTCGCCCGAGTCGGAGCCCGCGTAGCGGAATCCCTCGACATCCAGGCGGGCCTCGTATGCGTCGGCCACCACTCGAGCGAAGTTCAGCACTAGCGCCGTAATACGCTCGCCGAACTCCTTCTGCAGAGACGGGGCAATGAACTTGATGGGCTGGTTGCCCTCGTAGTACACGTCATAGCGTCCAAGCGGCTTCTGCGCGGCGGTCAATCCAGTAACAAGGCGATCCATCTCCGTCTCCTCGGGCGTCACGGGATCACCTGCTTTCTTAACGTCGGGTGGAAACGATTACTTTTCGGCTGGTCTGTTGCGTGAGTCCGCCGGTGGCGATTACGTCTTGGCAGGCTTGCCAGGACAGGGCGCCGGCGACGGCATAGTCGATCTTTCGGGGCGAGTCGTGGCGGTCCTTGGCGATCTTCCACATGGGGATGCCGTGGTCATCTACCCGGCGCGAGTCGACCTTTTGGGAGTTCGCGATGTGCTCGGCCATCGTGTCGTCACCGTCGTTGCGGACTTCTCCGCTGTCGATGCCCCGCTCGTAGATACGCATCATGTATGCGGTTTTGAGCGACCCGCGCGAGTCTGTAAAGAACGTCACGACACGCTGCGGACCGAACTCTCCAGCCCACTCGCGAGCCATCGAGGACATGCCGCTGTTCGGGTCGTCGTCGTGATAGAGGCGCGCCACGTTCCAGCGGTCAAAAGCCTCGCGCACCTTCTCGTCAACCTCGAGCGGGTTGACTGGGTTGTCCTCGGTGGGGATCCAGTGGGCGAACGCGTACTGGGTGCGCGCATGCACGTCGGTGACGACAATCGCCGTGACGTCCTTCCATCGAGACCCGTCAATGCCGATGGTGACCAGCGCGCCCGGTGCCGGGACGAATCCCACGTTGGCGTTCTCGCGCCACTTGACGGGGTCGAATGCCTGAGCATCGGCCTGTGTCCAGCGGTTGAGCCACGTGCGCTCTAGGTAGCGAAGGTCAGCGCCTGGACGGTCCCACTGCTTCGCAATGCCGCGAAGGTCGGACCACTCAGCCACAGCAGGTCCGGATGCCTCGCGAACGGCCTCGACGCGACCCTTGAGGTTGGTGAGGTCGTGATTTTGGCTTGCCTCGCGGTGAAAGTAGAACAGCTCGGGCTCGTCGACCTCACCGCGGGAGATGGCCTCGGCCTCTTCCTTGTCCTTTTCAGCAACGCTGCCCTGACCGGGAATGCCGGCGGTAGTCACGCCTAGCGACCAGGGATCGTCGAGCGGGCGCTTCGGGAGGTTCGCCTCCATAGTCTCGTAGGCCGAAACCTGCGAGGGAAGCGTTAGGCGGTGCGTCTCGTCGTAGAAGTTCATCGTCGTGCGAGCGCCGTCACGGGCGTTAGGAGTTGTGGCCAGCGGGACGGCCTTGCCGTCAGCACGACCATTCGCACCAATACGGACGATGCGCTCCATGGTCACGTCGAACAAGTCGGCGTCAGGGCCTTCGGTGCACACTGTGTAAAGCACGCCGTAGGCGAGTTCCATCACCTGCTCTTGCGTGTACGCAAGCATCGGGATGTACGGGTCACGCACAGGGCGTCCAACTGGCTGCCACACGCCATCAACCTTGCGCCAACCGTCAAAGCGCGTCTCGCCCTCGGGATGCAACTCGGCGAAGGTGATCCAGCCGCCGAACTCCGTCTTGGCCGTGCCCTTGCGCCATGAAAAGCGCACGCGACGGTGACGACGACGGCCTTCGAGCTCGTGGCCCTTCGGATAGACCTCATAGGCCTTCCAGATGGCCGCACGCTTCTCATCGTCGAGCGCGGCCGGTTCACCCTTTAGTGAGCCAGGGCCGAATACCGCGCGCTCTTCGATCAGGTCGCAAATCTGGCCACCGAGTGACGGCCACGGTTCAGCGTTGGGGCCATCGTCGGGGACGATGAAGGTGCTCATACCGCGTGCAAAGTCGCGCGGGTGTCACCCTTGCCAGATCGACGTGACGCATCGGTGGTTGACCGTCGCTTCTCGCCCTTGTCTCGAGCCTCTTCGGTCTGCTCGATCTGCCACTCAAGGCGGCGACGGTCAAACGGGGTGAGGCCAAGATCCTTACGCTGCTGCCGGTACTCGGCAGATGCCTGCTGACGTTCACGCGGAGTCTCAGCGCACCACACGTCGTCATAGATCATCGCGAGCAAGTAGACGTTGTGCTGGTCCGACTCGTCCCACTCAGGAGACATCGGCGACGCCCAAACGTCGGCCCACCACTTGCGCGTCATCGAGTGCCAGCCGTCATTGCGGTCAGGTAGCTCGGGAGCCGTGGTGTGGTGGTCGCGAACGAGTGTCGCGCGAGTTGCAGTCTTGTTGCGACGGGCGCGGAGGCTTGACTCTTTAGGGGCAGGGCCAGGCATGAGTGATCACCATCCAATGCCGCATCGCGCGACGTAAGGGCCGGGCATCGCGCCGGGCTGAACTAGCGGGAAATTTGGTTGGCCTGGGGTCGGTGGCCTTTACCTTCTTGGGGCAAATCGGGAATACCCGATCCCGTACAGAGCAAAATGGCCC